ATTAAAGCAGTTTTTAACTAAGCACCAAATTAAAACTCTTTTTATAAAAAATAATGAAATGGCACGGGGTAAATCGGCTTGGGCTATACGAGAACAAGTTGCTAGCTACTTAAATTACCAAGGGGTTAACCGTGCAGGCGTACTTGGTCGTTATACTGTAGGTAAAAAAGATAAACCAGAGGGTTTTACTCGCCAAGATATAGATAATGTTACGGTTAAGGTGAAAAGCTCACATAACTTGGCTAAAATAAATATTAAGCAAATGTTGCTAGAGCTTGATAACATTATTCAAGAAGGAGTAAACGGCACGGGTAAGCATAAATTTCCTGATGGCGATGTTCGTTGGTTTGGTTTTATGGAAGCTGGCGGTGGCTTTGAAAGTGATGCCTCTCGTTTTCTCACTTGGTTACATGAGATTGGCCATCAAGTACATTACAAAACTAATCGTATTGCTAGACCTACTTCTAGTTATATAACCAAGTATGGCAATACCAATGATGCAGAATGGTTTGCCGAACATTTTGTTGCCTATATTTTACGGCGTGATGAACTCAACAAAGTATGGCCAGAAGTGGTTGCATGGTTTGATAAGATTTTAAATTAAGGTTTTAAAATGAAATATTATGAACAAGCGAGTCAATTATTAAGCCAAAGCCCTTTACCTGATAATTGCCCAGAGCAAATGGAAAAGTTAATAGCGAAAGCCAAAGGCGCAGAAAAACAAATGATTAGAGTAAGTCTTGAATCAATGTATGAAGCGGCAACACCTGAGCAATTCACGAAGTGGAGTGAAGAAAACTAATGGCAGGCTCGTTTATTAGCGTTGATGTTCGTGGTCAAAAGCAAATAGCCAATGCGTTAAACCACTTATTAAAACAAGGCAGTGATCTTGAACCTGCTTTTAGAGAAATTGGCGAATACTTACTAGAGTCAACGCAACAACGATTTATTGACCAACAAGCACCAGACGGTGAGCCGTGGGAGCCGCTTAGCCCAAAAACATTAGCTAAGAAAAAACGCCAAGACCGCGTACTAACAGAAACAGGCACCCTAGCCGACACACTTAATTATAAGATAGGTGCTAATCAGTTAATGCTTGGTTCAAATCTTGAATACGCCGCTACCCATCAATTTGGTCGAGAAGCCGACGGCATACCCGCAAGACCCTTTTTAGGTATAGCCCCTTTTGAGCGCAAAGAAATTTTGGTTATATTACAAGACCACCTACTCGACTAACCTAACAACCAAGGTAATAACAATGAACAACAACGCAAAACAACGTCAAACACTACTTGTTTTACTTTATGAAGCCAGAGAGCAATCGCCAAAAAAAGGTTGGGTAAGCCAAAATAACTTAACCGACGCATTAAGCCACTAAATGCCCAAAACCAAACAAGCCCTTAAACGCTAATTTAAGGGCTTGTTTGTCTTTATTGTTATCAGCATGCCTTTCTAACGTAAAAACCCGTTTAAAAAGAATTTAAACGGGTGTTAAACGTATAAGCAAAGTTAGCGCAAGGTCACTTTACCAATTCCCCCCACGTTGCACATAAATTTGATGCAATCGACCCGTTAAACTGTCTTGATGGTCTTGCAAAAAATTCATCAGTGATTGCAAGTGATGACAATCATTTGTTTGAATATCGTCTGCTTGACCTATTAACGTTGCAATAGCACGACGTGCATCGTCAATGCGATTAATTTCATCAAACAACGGGTTGAACTCGTTCAGGTGTAAATACAGCTTGGCGTAGTTTATAGGAGAAAAACTCATTAGCATTGTCCCCCATTTTCGCGATAAGCACGCAGTACGGTATCAACAGAAGAAGTAGAGCGGCTTAGCTGCCTTGCAATATCACAAATACGCATGCCCTCTTGTTTCAACCCAACAATAGTACGTTTTTCATCCTTTGTTAATTTAAGCCCTGGCTTGCACTTTGAAGCCGCCCCGCTTGCAAGCGTGCGTGCTTGTGTTTGCGTTTTTTCTTTTTTAATATCCGCCAAGGTGTCTTCAAGCAGAGTAATGTATTTACGCTCTAAGTCTTTATTGTTGTTTAATGCCGCTTTAAGTGCTTGTTGATCTACCAACAAGTGATCTTTAAGCTCTATACATTCTTGTTGCGCCCCAACCCTTATTTGCAACGCTTCTTTTTCTTGCTGCAAACTGCGCACCAGTGCGGGGACTTCCTCACGCAGTTGCCGTTCAGCTTCAATTAACGAGTTACGAATTTCACGCCCCTTGGTATTGTTTTCCATTAGCGCAATATGTTTCGCCATATCTAGGGTTAAAAAGTATTCGGTTTTGGGGCGACCTAGGCTGAAAGCCCCGTTCTTATGGTTTTTACTCAAAGTTGAGTAAAAGTCCACACCCTCAATAAAACCATAATTTTCAATGCGTCTTTGCACCCAATCATTAAGGCGAGTGGTTATTTCTAATGCACTGAATAAGTCACGAGCATTGATGGTAGGTAAATTTTCGCCATTAAGGGCGGTTTGAACTATAGGTAGATTAATCATTATGATTATCCTTGTGATTAAATGTATTTTAATCACCACCCAGTGGTTCGAATCAAAGGGTGGCGAGCCAAGCAAGGTTCGAACTACTGCACACAAGGACGCAGCCTCCCGAAGGAGCCTCACTCAGCCCACCATAATTTGGTTTTGCTAAGAGATGGGCATAAAAAAACCAGTAACTTATTCTATAAATAAGGTTCACTGGCGTCTATGCGCCTTGTGTTTCATTGCGAGGTTCGAATCTCGGTTACTGATTTTGCAGCAACAAAACCACAATAAAACACTTTACTGAGTAAAACAACTAGTTTTTACATTTTAAGCGGTTTGTTTTTAACGTGAACATTAAACCCCCTGAATCTCAGTTACTAGCCTAATGCCGCCATACTGGCGGCATGAAACTATTTCAAACACCTAAAACCGCTTTAGCGGTACTAACTAAACAGCAACCCCCTAGCGGTGCCTTTACCTTTGCTAGCGATGGTTATCTTGACATCACTACGGCTGAGTCAAGTAATCGAGTGCACATATTGCCCGACGGTTACTTTGCTCCAACCGACAACCGCACCGTTGATATTGAGGGCGGCAAGTGGCTAATGGACAGCGAAGCGTTTTCCTCGTTAATAAATCATGCCAATGCGCGTAGTAACGACTTTTTGTTTGACTACGAACATCAAACACTAAACAGCGACGAAAACGGCAAGCCAGCCCCCGCAGCAGGTTGGTTTAAAAAATTAGACTACGTACCAGGACAGGGGTTATTTGCCGTAAACGTAGACTGGACAGCTCCCGCGGCCCAATTTATTAAAAACAAAGAATACCGTTACACCTCAGCCGTATTTACCTACGACACGCTAACGGGTCGACCTATTGAGTTATTGCACGTTGCGCTAACCAATCACCCCGCGCTTGACGGCATGAAAGCCATTGAAGCGTTAAAAGCTAAAACCACCCATTTAAACAACACCAAAGGAGCCGCTATGAATGCAGCAACCAAACTTTTGGCATTACTTGGCGTAACCGTTACTAGTGATGACAAAATTACTGACGATTTACTCACCCAAGGTACTGCCGCCTTAACTGCTCTACAAGCGAAAACTGATTCAGTGGTTAAATTACAAACAGATCTAAATAAGGCACAAACCTCGGTTACTGCCTTAAAGGCGACAGCCGCTACTGTTAATGGCTCCGTTGATTTAGCTAAGTTTGTACCTGTTGAAACCTATAACTCGTTAGCCACTAACTTTGCTGCTTTAAAAGCAGGTAGTGATAGCAATTCGGTTGAGCAATTACTAAAAGATAATGACGACAAAGTTTTTGAGTCTGAAATTGGTTACTTAACTGATTTTGGCAAGCAACAAGGTTTTGCTGCACTTAAAAGCATGATTGCGGCTCGTCCTGCGATTGCGGCTTTAAAAAGCACACAAACAAAAGGCAAAAAAACGCCTGGAGAAAATGTTGCTGTCCTTACGACTGAACAACAATACACCGCTGATCAACTTGGCCTTAGCCATAAAGATTATTTAACCCAAATCACCAAGGAAACTAACTAATGGCGATTGTTACTCCTGCACTCATTAGTGCACTTTTTACTGGCTATAACGCTAATTTTGAAGCGGGTAAGTCAGAAGCTCAACCGCAATTTAGTAAAATTGCTTCAGTTATCAAATCTACCACAGCCAGTAATACTTATGGCTGGTTAGGTAAGTTCCCAAGCTTAGCTAAATGGATTGGTGATCGTAATATTCAATCAATGAAAGCCCACGGTTACACCATCACCAATGAAGATTATGAATCAACCGTGGGTGTTGACCGTAACGACATTGAAGATGACAACCTTGGTATTTACGCGCCAATTTTCTCTGAAATGGGTCGTAGTGCTGCTATTCATCCCGATGAAATGGTATTCCCATTATTAACGGCTGGTTTAACTACCGCTTGTTATGACGGCCAATTCTTCTTTGATACTGACCGCCCAGTTAACCCAGAAGCCGATGGCTCAGGTGTTGTGAGTAAGCAATTTCGTTATGGCGTTGATTGTCGTGACGCAGCAGGGTTTGGCTTTTGGCAAATGGCATTCGCTAACAAACGTGAATTAACGGCTGACACCTTGTGGGACACTATTGCAAAAATGCGTGAATTTACCGCTGATGGTGGTCGTAAATTAGCCATTAAACCCACGTTATTAGTGGTACCACCAAGCCTAGAAAAGCTAGCGACTCGCTTAATGGAACGTGAGTTAGATGCTAATAGCTCAAATGAGTTAAAAGGTCGCTTAGAAATATTGGTTGCTGATTACTTGTAGTCTCTCTTTGGTTAGCCGTCTTTCCGCATCGTTGGCGGTTAACCCTTTTTTTATTCAATTAAAACGCAAACGTAAGGACAATATGATGACCGATTTAATTCACGTAACCGTAAAATCAACAAAACCCGATGGCTACCGACGAGCAGGTTTTGCTTTAAAAAAGGGTGAAAACAAGCTTGAAGTAACCCCCGAACAATATAAACAAATTGACAGCGACGCTAATTTGCACATTGAAGCGAATGATTTAGATGCTGTTGCTAAGCCGACTAAGCAAAAAAAACAGGCAGCTAACTAATTATGTCTTATTGCACTAAACAAGATTTAATTGATCGCTTTGGTGAAAACGAGTTGGTTGATTTAACCGACAGAGACAACCTTGGCGTCATTAATAACACCGTGCTAGACCAAGCGATTAACGATGCCAGTGCCGAAATGGACGGTTATTTAGGTGGCAGATATCAACTGCCGCTAGCCACAGTGCCACCCGTGCTTAAAGCACTTTGTTGTAATGTTGCCCGTTATAAGTTGTACGACGAACAAGCCAGCGAGCTAGTGACTAAGCGTTACGACGGTGCAATTAAATTTTTGTTTAGTGTGAGTAAAGGTGAAATTAGCTTAGGTGTTGACAGTGGTGGCAGTAAGGCAGTTAGTACCGATTTAGCCAGTATTGAAAGTGGCGGAAGTGTTTTTGCGCGTAATAAATCAACAGGGTTTATTTGATGTGCATGAAAGTACAAATGTCGTGGTGCCATGGATGGCAAAGAACGACTAAGGAGTAGCTAGTGATTAATGCCGTTATTGCACGATTAAACGCTGCTCAGTTAAACGGGAAACCTTTGTTTGCCAAAGTTGAAGAGGCGATAGATTTAAGTAGTTCAATGAAAGGACGACTTAAACCGTCACCCGTTGCTTTTATTATTGAAATTAGTCGTCGCCCGGGTAATAACGTGCGCGACATGGGTAAACCGTTACAAGACGTTACCACCACCCTTGGTGTTGTTATTGGTATGAGTAAAATTAACGATTTACAAGGGACTAAAGCAAAAATGGCAGTAGCCCCTATTTTAGCCGCAACACGCCAAGCGTTATTTGGTTTTAGCCCCACAGACGAACATTCAACGTTATTACTCGCCTCGGCTGACACGGTTGGCGTAACAGAACACGCCCTTTGGCAGTTAGAACGATTTACCACCACCCACTTTGAAGAGGCAAGCCAATGAGCAAACCAACTAAGTTAAACAAACGCCAGGGCGGCAGTTACACCAGAGATCCTAAAACGGGAAAAACTACTTTGGTTGAGCAAACCAAACATCAAGAAATCACAGGTTTTGAGCAACAAGAAGAAAAAGTTGCTCAGAATAAAATTGAAGCAAAAAATGCCGTGGCTAAATAAGGAGCCTAATCATGAAATTTAGTGAAAAATTACTCTTAGCAAAAATTGAAGCCACTTATGGCGTAGATTCTTCACCCGGTGCAACCAATGCCATTTTGGCTAAAGATGTTGAATTAACCCCACTTGAAGCCGAAGCGCTAGAGCGTGGATTAGTGAAACCTTATCTTGGCGCTGACGAATCTATTATTAGCGGTGAGCACGTGCTTATTAGCTTTAAAATCGAATTTCAAGGTAGTGGTACTGCGGGAGAAGCTCCTGCTTGGGGCGCATTGATGCGTGCATGTGGTTTTACTGAAACCATTACCGCACTTACATCAGTTGAATACGACTTAGCGGCCAGTAATTATGAAAGCACCACTATGTATTTCAACATGGGTAAAAACCTACACGCCATGAAAGGTGCTCGCGGTAATGTGAAACTGAGCTTTGAAAAAGGTATTTCTTACTTAGAGTTTAACTTTATTGGCCTTTGGGTAGACCCAAGTGAAGTTGCTGCAGTAACGCCCGATTGGTCAGCATGGCAGAAGCCAACACCAACAGGTGCAGGCCGTACATCAGGTTTTACTATTAATGGTTTTGCCGCCAAGCCGTACAAATTATCGGTTGATGTTGGCCAAGACGTTAAGTTTATTGAAACGCTAACAACTCAAAGCATTGATATTAATGAACGTAAAGCCAGTGG